GGTGTTTGGTCCCACCCCATTATTCACACCACGGGCCGATCCAACGGGAGAAACGACCGCGTCAGACGCACGGTTTCGCCGGTGGAACAGTTCGAGCTGGTCTTCCGCCGCAGACATCAGAGACTCACCGTGCTCCCGCCCTGCCGCGCATGCTCGTCATGCAGGCGGCGAAGCAGACCGATCAGGGCGCCCTGATAGGCGAGCGATGCCTTCCCGAGCGCGCTCATTTCGTTGGGCGTGATGCGGCCATCCGCCATGGCATCGTGCAGCTCGCGATTGAACTCACCTTCGGCAACGCCGAGGTCGAGCATGCCGTGGAGGACGCCCTTCCCTTCATCGGGGTTCTCGGTGCGCACCAATGCGTACCCGTGTTCCTGGGCAAGAGCCTGCAAGATCGCGTGGTCGCCAGTGACCGACATGAGGCGGTCAGCCTCCACGAGGCTCAGGTGGTTCGTCGCGCAGTTCGGGTTGACCTTGTTACTCAAGATGCCGGCGGTCAGGCCCACGCGCGGCGCGAGTGAAGCCGCGCCACCCGGGTAGTCGGAAACAGTCTGCAGGGCGGCGTCGAGGATATGCATGACGGAAGCTCTCGTGTTCATGAAGATTTGCCGGGCGGTCGCCGGTAACGTGTGCCCATGGAGACAGGGGCGATAAGGCAGCGCGTACAGCTAGGCGGCTTTTTTTCGGACCTTGGACGGGAACGGCTCGCCCCACAGGTCGGGACGAATCGATGCACGCGAGACCTCTCCATCGGTCGCCGCCTCTATCGCCTTCGCGAGGGATGGGCTCGCTTTGCGACGGCCCGTCGCGACCTGCCACAGGTAATCCGGATTGGAATTAACCGCGGTCGCAAGAGCGCGGCGGCGGGCCGTGTCGGCTACGTACGTATTGAGGTCCATAGCTGCGATGCTAGCTTAACGCTAGACAATAAGGCAAGCATTGAGCTAGACCGCTGCCCTCTAGCAGGTTGCTAGACTTTGTTCATGAGACCGATCAAAGACTTGCGCCGCGAAAATCTCTCAGCACTGGCCGACGAGCGTGGCGGCCAATCGGCAATCGCCACCGCAATCAAGCGCGATCGCAACCAGGTCTATCAGTGGCTCCTCGACCCCGATAACCCGTCTTCAAGAGGTATCGGCGACAAGATGGCCCGGACCATTGAGGATGCGCTGGGCCTGAGTCCGGGCTGGCTCGACTCCGTTCACGAGATGGTTGTCGACCATGGGGCCCTCTCAACCCGAGGCATTGAGTCTCAGTCAGTAGCGAGATCTGAGACGGAGCACGGCTATGTTCGGTTCCCCCTGATGGAGGGATTCGCGGGCATGGGAAAAGGCGACTACGTGAAGGATTATCCCGAGGTGGTTGAAAGCTTGCGTGTCTCACGAGAATGGGTCGAGAGAAAGCTTCCTGGCGTACCACCCGAGGCGATCCGTGTCATCACTGGGCGCGGTGACAGCATGAAAGGCCAGTACAACGACGGTGATCTGATCTTCATCGACACGCGCGTCAAGTCGTTCGATCAGGATTCGGCTTATTGCTTCCGGTGGGGCGGCCGCGTTCTTGTGAAGCGCCTACAATTCGTTGGTCGAAATACGTTGCGCATCCTGAGCAAGAACGTTGATTACCCACCGATTGACGCTCCCCTTGACGACATCGAAATCGGAGGCCGTGCGCTCGCAGCTTGGACGCTCAGCGAGTTCTAACTTGCTTCGGACAAGTTCCCGCGGGAATCCACTGCGGAACGCAACCGCAGGCTTTTGCCGCTCTTTCGCAATCGAGAGCGCTGATACCATCGAAGCAGTTTCGCTGTCCCGTCTTGTCGGTCAACCAACAGCACCCAAGCGAGCTGCCTCCCGGGTCAGCTGCACGCTGCGCGCGCAGCCTCTCAACGGCTTCGAGGACGTTTTGGGAGAATTGTGCATCTGACACGGGCGGTGCCTCAGCAATGTTTCCCCGTATCCCACCAAGCCCCTGTATGCGTGCACATGTAGATATGGTGATCGGCCTGACTACACACGTTGGCGTCCTGCGTATACGCCTGACCATTCCACAGGCAGGTCGCGTTCAAGGCGCCCGGCGTTGGCTCCCCTGGATCAGTCTCTATGATCGGCGAATTCTCCAAGTCCTCATCTTGTGGTCCGACCTTGGGTATGTCTGAGCCGCTAGTCATTTCCTTTGCTCCCGTCTTTAGTGGCGAACGCGGAGCCGCGCACGCAGTCACGACAATGCCGAGGCCTCAAGCTGACACGAAGCTCGGCTGACAAACAGTCGGCCGAGCGGGCTAAGAAATTTTACGTCTAGCTGCTTGCTATACGTCTAGCTGCTTGCTAGCATCTCCTTCAACACCGGATCCCCGGCTTGGAGATGCCCATGTCCCTCACCTTCGTCAGCGCAGAGAGCCCGGCCTTCGCCGCCGGTGTGCGCGTCGGCGGCCAGGCCTTGCAGGTGAACAACCTGATCGCCGAGCTGGAAGCCGACACGGCCACCCCGCCCTCCGCCATCAATGACGTCCTCGCCGCCTACGAGGCTCTCAACCGCGCCTCGCTCGCTCTGTTCGAACGCGCCATCAGCATCGCAAAGGCGAAGGGCCACTACACCGACCTCGCCGCCCGGGCGATGGAAGGTGCCGCATGAGCGCGTACGAAGCCCGCATTGATCGTGCTGGCTACGACGCCTTTGACCTTGAGGACGCGGTGCGCGACTTCATCGCGACCACCGAGACGCAACTGCTCGCCGACGACGAGACCTTCGCCGAAGGCTTGAGCGACGCGCTCTTCGATCCCCGGACCTGCAATCGCATCGTCGCCCTCTTCCGCGACGGTGACCTCTTGCGCGCCGCTGAGCTTATGCGGGATCACGTCCCGACCTACGTGGCCGAGAAGGCCGAGACCAAAGCCGACAAGGAGTTCCGTGTATGAGCACCGTCGTCCCGACCACCCACATGCAGTACGCCCGACGCATTCGCCGCTACGGACGCGACACGGGCGCTACCGAGGCCGAGATGCGCGCCGCTATCCGCGCAGGTCTGCCGCTGCTCAAAGAGCGCACGCCCGAGTCGGTCTCGTACGAGTACGGCCGCCGCTTTCGTCAGTTCGTTCCCACCGGGACGACTGCGGCATGACCAGCTTCGATCTCCGCATCCTCATGGAGCATTCCGGGAGGGGTACGAAGTCCGCCGTCATGCCGACGAGGAGGTTGCCTGCTTCCCAGACGCCTCGAAGCCTCGTGCTGATCGCCGATGACGCGCTCGAAGCGTGTGGAGCGTTTGACGCGAGCTTTACGGACACGCCGGAACTTGCGGCTGCGAAGGCCCTGAAGCGCGCTGCGCTGAAACAGGCCAGAGGGATTCCGGCATGAAACGACTCCTTACCTGGTGGATGTCCGCCCCCTGCGAGTTCAAGTACGCCGCCGTCGGCATCGCCGCGCCGCACGTCTTGGTCGGCCTCATGTGCTGGCTCGGTCGCTAGAACCTCTTTCAAAACGCCGGCCGCGCCGGCAAGGAATTCGCAATGACGAAGAACCTGATCGCCCTCATGCCTGTCGAGTCCTCGCAGATCCACAGCATCGGCCACGACGCCGCCAGCAACACGCTCGCCATTCGTTTCAAGAACGGCAAGGGCGAGCCGAGCAGCGTCTACCACTACGACAACTTCACCGCCGCCGACTTCGCTGCGTTCCAGGGAGCGGAGTCTATCGGCTCGCACTTCGGCAAGCACATCAAGTCGGCGACCGAGAAGCACCCGTATCGCCGGGTCAACTTCGAAGGCTGATAGCGGCCGCCCCCTTTCTCACACCGCGCCGGCGGCTACCGGCAAAGGATTGATATGTCCCGCACCGAGAATGCCGTAGCCGTTCGCGAAGACTTTGGCGGCACCAGTTCGACCCTTGCCGTGCAGGAAACGGCATCGTCGGCAGTCGCCGCCCAGGCGAAGGCGATGGTCGAGGCGCGCTACGTCATGGCGATGCGCAAGCCGCGCCAGTGGGACCAGGTGCGTCAGGACCTGCTCAAGGAGTGCCGCCGCCCCAGCTTCGCCCACAACAAGTCGGCCTACTACCGCAAGCCGATCGGGAACGGTGTCGAAGGCCTGGGCATCCGCTTCGTCGAGGTAGCTATCCGCTGCATGACGAACGTCCTCGTCGAGACCAGCATGATCTTCGAGGACGACACGAAGGAAGTGCACCGCGTATCGGTAACCGACCTCGAATCGAATGTCACCTACCCGCTCGACGTTCGCGTCACGAAGACGGTCGAGCGGTCGAGGCCGAGCGAAGACGGGACCTACATCAGCGTCCGGAAGAACACCTACAACAAGAACGTTTACACGGTGCCCGGCACCGAGGACGACATCCTCAACAAGCGCGCCGCCCAGGTGTCTAAGGCCATCCGCACTCTCGGCCTTCGCATCATCCCCGGCGACCTGCAGGACGAGGCCGAGGCGATCATCAAGTCCATCCGCCTGGACGAGGCGGCACGCGATCCCGGCGCCGAGCGCAAGAAGATCGCGGACGCCTTTGCTGAGATCGGCGTAAAGGCATCCGACCTGGCTGACTACCTCGGCCATGCCCTCGACACCTGCTCGCCGACCGAACTCGTGGACCTCCGCGGCATCTACGGCGCCATCCGTGACGGGGAGTCGTCGTGGAAGAGCGTCATGGAAAACAAGGCTGAGCAGTCCGGAAAGTCCGGCGCGTCCACGCCCGCGGCGCGTACGGAGCTGCCGACGTGCAGCGCCGAGACGTTCGAGAAGAAGAAAACCGGGTGGCGCATGGCGGTCGAGAGCGGCGCCAAGTCCGTCAACGACCTCATCGCGATGATCCAGACCAAGGACCTGCTCACGAACGAGCAGAAGATCGAAATCGCCTCATGGGCGACTGACGGAGGCGACAAGTAATGAAGATCCATAACCTTGTTCAGGGTAGCGATGAGTGGGCGGCGTTCCGCCTTACCCGCCACGGCGCCAGCGAAGCGGCCGCCATGCTCGGTCTGTCGAAGCTCACCACGCGTTCCGAGTTGCTTCGCGTCAAGCACACCGGCAATCCAAAGGAATTCAAGGACTGGGTGCAGGAGAACATCCTCGACTACGGTCACCACGTCGAGGCCCTGGCTCGCCCGCTTGTCGAGAAGCTGATCGACGACGACCTCTACCCCGTCACTTGCTCCAACGAAGACGCCGGCGGCCACCTGTCGGCATCGTGCGACGGCCTGACGATGGCCTTCGACACCGCCTTCGAGCACAAGCAGTGGAACGAGGAACTCGCCGCGTTGGTAGCCGCAGGCACCGTTCCTGACTCGCACATGCCGCAGTGCCAGCAGATCATGATGATCACCGGCGCGAAGCGCGTGATCTTTACGGTCTCCGACGGCACCCCGGACAAATTTGTCTCGACCGAGGTCTGGCCCGACGCCACTTGGTTCGAGCGCCTCGTCGATGGCTGGGACCAGTTCGATCGCGACCTCGCCGACTACACGTTGCCGGAGCAGAAGCCGGACATCGTCGCCGAGCCTGTCCAGGCCCTGCCGGCCGTAGCTGTGACAGTGCTCGGCCAGATCTCCGTCCGCCAGAACTTCGCCGCGTTCGAAACCGCCCTGCGCGATTTCCTCGACAACAAGCTGATCCGCGAGCCTCAGACCGATCAGGACTTCGTCGACCTCGACCAGCAGATCAAGGCCATGAAGAAGGCCGAGGACACGCTCAATGCTGCCGAGGCGATGATGCTCGCGCAGATCGAGAGCGTCGACCAGGCGAAGCGCCAGAAGGACATGCTCACCAAGTTGGTGCGCGACAACCGGCTGATGGCTGAGAAGTTGCTGGAGCGGGAGAAGGCCAGCCGTCGTCAGGAAAGGATCGACGCTGCTCGTAAGGCGTTCGCCGACCACCTGTTCGAAGCCCAGCGTGACCTCAACGGTCTCCGTCTCGACATCGTCACGCCGGACTTCGCCGGCGCTATCAAGGGCCTGAAGACGCTCACCAGCATCGACGACAAGATCGCCACCGCGCTGGCCAACGGGAAGATCGTGGTCGACCGTCAGGCGCGGGACGTGCGCTCGAAACTGGAGTGGATCAACGAGAACGCCGCGGACTACCGCGCGCTCTTGGCCGACCTGCAGCAGCTGGTCGCCAAGCCGTTCGACGACTTCAGGCTCGCCGTTGCGTCGCGCATCGACGCGCACAAGAAGGCCGAAGATGAGAAGCTGGAAGCGCAGCGCGAGACGATCCGCCGGCAGGAGCGGGAAAAGCTCGAGCGTGAGGCCGCAGACGCTGAGCGCGAGCGTGTCGCCGCCGAGCGCGCGAAAGAGGCCTCCGTGCCGACGCCTCCTCCCGCTGAGCCCGAGCCGGTGGCCGCACCCGCACCGGCCGTGTACGCCGCACCCAAGGCTGTCGAGTACACGCCTCCCTTCGACACGGCACCGGCTCCCAGCTCCGGTCCGCAGAAGACGATCAAGCTCGGCGAGATCAACGCCCGGATTGCCCCGCTGTCGATCAGCGCCGACGGCCTGGCATCCATCGGCTTCCAGCCAGTCGCCGCCGTCGTTCC